CTCTCTGTGAGACAAACTTTGTTATCTTGAAATCCACTTTTGCACTCTGAATAAAAAATATTTTTATCTGACTTAACTATTTCGTCGTAATCTCTTACAAAATTGCTTCGTACACTTTCTTTAATATCTTCATAAAAGTTTGATGTAGGCTCTCCATGATTGTTTATATAGCTTTCTCTTTGTGGTTTCATATACTCTACTGCGAAAACTACTTCATGCTCAATATTTAGATACTTTAGTGCAAATTCAACACTTCCGAATCCTCCACTAAATGCTGTTGCAACTTTCAACATCTCAACTTCCTTACAATTTCAATAGACTCTTCATATGTTTCTTCTGTGACATTTCCTGCTTCTGTTTCAATGAGTAAATCAAATACTGAATAGCTTTTAAAATCTTTCAGCCATTCGTACTCTTGAATAACTGGCTTATCTCTTTCCATAAAGCACTCAAAAAGAATCTGATTTGCAAGTAGTTCGAGATTTGTATCTTTTTCCATTCCATTTAAAATGTTTACTATCTTGCTATCAAGCTTCGATTTAATCCATTTTCCAAGACTTCCATCTGCACCATATTTTTTAAACACTTTGTCTTGTGTGCTTTTTAAGTCACTTACTAACTTTTCAAGTCGTCTATCAATTCGTTTATTAAGATTGTAGTGCTTATTTGTTCTTTTCGTAAGGTCTTTGTCCTCTTTTACTGCTTTCGTGTCTTCTATAACAATAGAAATTAATCCTATTGCTAAATTAATCACAAGTAAATCTTTTTTAGCTCCTGATGGTATTATCATTTCTTCATTCCTATTAAATCTCTTACTTTTTTATTTTCTATTGCATTTGTTGAGTATTTTGTTGTTATGGCTTTTTTGATTGATTTCTCTATTGCTGTTATAGCAACTTCTGAATTTGGATAAAGTCTAATATTGCAAAGCCATTCTCCACTACCTAAATCGTTTAATACATAAAGTTCTTGCTTTGTGTATGCTGATTCTCCAAGTTTGTTTTTAAGTGATGCATAGTCGCAATTTGTAAAAAACTCTCTATCGCTATTTATTTTTTCTCTATTGTCTGTGCAATAGTCAAGCATTCTGCAACACTCAACATAGAACTTGTCGTACATTGATTTTGCTTTATCTCTTGAACCATCATAAATATCAACTTTACTTGTAAACAATTTAGATGCTTCAATGATTGCTTTCATTCCATTTCCAAAACTATCAACACTCATTACTGATTTGTAAAATTCTCTTAATTTGTCTTGTGGTATATGCTTTATTTCATCTTCGATTGTTGAGTAGTTAAAGTTTCCTTGTGGAATTTTTAGAGTGAGCATAAGTTCTTCAATTAACGATTTTCTGAACTGGCTCATTTTGCACTCCTCTTTTTTCTATTTCATCCCATACATTTACATCTGTGTTTAGTGTTTGTGATTTTGGTGTGTTGTATTGTTGTGTATTTTGTTTTGGTGGAAATAATCCCTTATATTGATTCATTATGCTTGTATCAACAATAATTTGCTGTGTATTTAAATCATAAGAACTTAAAAAGTTTAAAGTTTTTGTTACTGGTGCAATAGATTTAAACTTTTTGTATGTAATCCATTCATAGAATGCACTGATATTAATATTTTTATATTCAGATAGCTTTGATTGTATTTTAGATTCTATTGAATAACTCTTCTTACAATCTTCTATATCTTTATCTATATCTTTATCTTTATCTATATCTTTATCTTTATCTATGTGTGACAAAATCCGACTTACTCCTGACACACTCCTGACACACTTCTGATTTTCAACAGAAACAGCACTTAAAATCTTGTTAGTGTTTACTGACTTTCTAGTGAACTCATCGAGTCTATCGGCTATTTTTATACATCTTAACTTTTCATTTTTCGATATGTCAAAAAGCTTCAAATCTATCATTTTTTGCATCATGTGTTTCGTTTTTTCTATTGATAAGTTTAGATTTCTCGCTATAACTCTTGAATCATGTTCTAATTCAAAAGTTATGTTTTTTGGAGTTACATTTGCAGATATTAATTCTATACAGTACCAATAAAGACCATAACCCTCTGCACCATAATCAAATAGTAACTCCTGCAGTTTTGCATCAACAGATGCATCTGTATCGTGTTTAAACCATTTCATTAATATGTCCTAAAATAAAGATGTTTGTTTTCGCTCTTTTAGAGCCATTTCGCAGTTTTTTGCAGCTTGATTGTAGTAAGATGGTTTTAGTTCAATCCCCACTGCTTTTCTTCCCATTTTTAATGCTTGATAGGCTTCACTTCCTATCCCTAAGAATGGGGTTAAAACGGTATCTCCATCATTGCTCCAAAGCTGTAAAGCTCTTTCAATTACATCAAGTTGTAGTGGGCATATATGTCTCTCGTCTTCTGCTTCTCTTGCTGATCTATGTTGAAGTGTGCATGATGGATTTATATCCATCCATACTGGACTTGCATATCTTTGCCAAGTCATAATGCTTCCTCTGTTTAATCGTCCGTTTTCTTCTTCAAACTTATCATTAAATATATCTGTTCCGTTGTAGTATGTAAATCCACCACTTATAGGTTCATCGTTATCGCCTAGTTTTCTCATAGTTACTAAATAGTCTGGTATTCCTTGTCTGCTCATTGCACTGTCTTTAACAACCTGCTTATGTAATAAACCTAGTGCTTTTGTTCTTTGTTGTGCAACTACTGGATCTTTCCAAATACACACCTCTGAATGAAAAACAAATCCTACATCTTCAAAAAGCTTTATTAGTTCCCCTCTAAAGTCTCTAATTCCTATAAACCCATCTCTTTGTTTTGATGTTGGCAAGTTCATGCAGTGGAAACTCATTAGTCTTCCTGGTTTTAAAACTCTGTATAGCTCTTTTGCTAAAAATTTAAAATGCTGAACAAACTCTCCTTTTGCACTGTTACCCATATCTCTATCACTATTTGAATATGTGTACAGACTGTCGAATGGTGGAGAATAAATCTGATAGTGAATACTATTGTCTGGTATTCCTTTTATTACTTCTGTGCTATCTCCATTGTAAACTGCATACTCTTCTGTTACTTGTTGATTTTCTACTTTCATTATGCTACCTCTTTTAAAAATGTTGGAATTTTCATATCTATTTGTGGGTTATAATCAGTCTTGATTATTTCTACTTGTTTGATTTCTTTTAGTGTTTGTTTTTTTGTATGTGAAACAATTTCATCTATCATTGTTAAAAAGTCTTTTTCTTTTCTAGCAAGATTTAACTTTATGCTTCCCTCTGCTTCACTTGTAACAACATGAGTATTAACATCATGCTTTTGACCATATCTGTAAACTCTTCTTTCTGATTGGAAAAATTGCTCAAAGCTATCTGAAATACTTGCAAATGCTACATTGTGGCAAACTTGCCAGTTCATTCCAAATCCTGCTATTTTTGGCTTTGTTATTAAGCACTTTATGTTTCCTTTTGCGAACTCGTGCATAGATTTTGATTTGTGTTCATCCTTATCACTTCCTTTTACTTCAACACAATCATCTATAAGTTTTTTTAGTAATGCACTTTCATCATTTCTTTCGCACCAAACAAGCCATATATCATCACTGTTATTTACAAGTTCTGCAACAACATTACATCTATCAACTAAGCTATCTTTTTTAGCTTGTCTTCTTTCATCTAATGTTTCAGCATGATTTGCGAATAGTGCATTTGTTGGTTTTGAATAAACTATATGCTCAAATGTGTTCTTTTTTGGAAGTTTAAATTTATTATCCTCTTTTTTTGAGTACCCTATATCTGATGGCTTTGTAAATACTGCACTCCATGATGATACGAACTCCCAGAACTTATCTCTTGCATGACCTTTTAATCTCCACTTTGAAGTTTCTCCTCCATCATGAACAAAAAACATACTAAGCATTTCAGTTCTACTCATAACATTTAAAAATTCACTATGATTTCCAAGTTCCATATGATCGTTTGGTGCAGGTGTCGCACTACAAGCTAACTTATAAGGTGTAGATTGAAAATTTTCTATTATCATGTCTCTGTATTTTCCAGTGAAGCTTTTTAATATTGAACTTTCATCAAGAACTATTGCAACAAACTCATCAGCATTGAAGTGTTCAAGCTTTTCGTAGTTTGTAATGTTAATACCATTTATAACTTCTTCTTGATTTGTCACAAATTTTACATCATAACCAAGAATATCTTTTGCCTCATCTACACTTTGATGTGATACAGCTAACGGGGCAAGTATTAATATAGGTTTTTTCTCTTTTTTCCATACTTGATAAGCCCATTCCATTTGCATTGCAGTTTTTCCAGATCCAGTCATTGCAAATAATGCAAAATGACCTTTTTTAAGTGCTAGATAAACTAAATCTTTCTGATATTCAAACAGAGAACTATTTAAATCATCTCTTTTTATATCAACTGATTTGAAATTAACACTAAATTGTTTAGATTTTAAAAATTCTTCATATGTCATTTTTTACCTTTTTTTAGACATAGAAATATCCTCGTGCAATCACGATTAATTTTTTTGTCTTGTTAAATTTGTTTTTTTTGAAATTTTTATTTATTTTTGTAGTTTATTTTTTACTGCATATTTTTTATTAATTTTAATCTACTGTAATGTCAGTAAAAATGTCAGTAAAAAGCAAAGAATATCACTGACAGTTGCTAGTGTCAGTTGGAGCAAAGTCCGTAAAATAGGGGGTTAAAGGTATGTGGTACCAGAGAGGGGATTTGCATCCATTGCCCTATATTACGATGTTTGCGACATGGTGTCAGTTGTTTTGTCAGTAAAGATATTTAAGTCTCTATTTATATTTAGGTGTTCTCCTTTAATAAATTTAGCATAGTTTCTAACTATCATTTCAGTATTTGAGTGTCCTACTATCTGTGCAATGTCAAGCATATTCAAATCACTACTCTTTAACATTGTAGTGATGAAAGTATGTCTTGTGCTATAAAGTATTCTGTACTCTATTTTGCACTCTTCAAGTAAACTTTTCCAAAATGGAGTTAGTTTTGCAGATTTGTAAAACATTTTCCCAGTGTTTGGATTTAAAAATAATGGGATGCTTCTGTTTGAGTTCAAATGCTCTTCAATGTAAGGAACTAATGCACTGAAAATTGGAACTTCTCTGACTGATTGCTTAGTCTTTGGTGTTCCTATAACACCATTTCTTAAGCCTTTAGTTATTGATATTGTTCCATTATCCAGGTCTATATCGTTTCTTGTTAATGCTAGTACCTCTCCAGTTCTAGCACCAGTGAAAAAGCTAATAGCCAAAAATGTTCTAAACCATCCACTAGATTTAGATAATATATTTTTTACTTCATCTTGTGTAAATGGATCAAACTCTTTCTTGTCGTGCTTTGGAAGAGATATGTTTTTAGCTACATTTGAGCTTATAACCTCATAGTCTATTGCAATATCAAATATTGCTACTAGCATATTCAATACTGTTCTTACTCTTTTTGGTGATGCTTCTCTAAGTCTATCTTCTGCAAACTCTTTTATTTCATATCTCTTTATTGAGTCAATCTCTCTATATTTAAACAATTTGTAAAATTGATTATCTACAATGTTTCTCAACTGTGAGTATGTTTTTAAAGAAGTTTTTGAATTTAGATACTTTTCTGCATAGAAACTAAAATCTTTGCTTACTTTTTGTTGTGAATTATACTCACCTTGAAGTATTTTTATCTCCAAAGATGGTATAATATGGCTTTTAATGAACTTACGGTTTTTTTGTGTGTCCTTTAATTTTGTTGATCTTTGGATGCACTTACCGTCTATATTAAACTGAACATACAGCTTATCTTTTCTTTTAAATATACTAACCATAAAAATCCTTTTAATAGTCAGCGATATTCTTTGCAACTATTAGTATAACTATTTTTTGTTAAGAATATCATCAACAATAATATCTACTTCACTTTTACTGCTTCCTTTCATCCATGATAAAAGTGCATCCCTATCCCACATAGCATACTTTAAACCATCTGGGATGAAGTAGTGAATACCTTGTTTAAAAATTGTATCTTTAAGTTCATTTAGTAGTTTTGTTGATATGCCTATTTCTGATTCGACTTGATTAGGTCTTAAAAACATTGGAATGTTTGACATAAATTCTCCCTAAAATGGTATATCATCATTTGGTATCACTTCGTGATGAACTGGAATTTGTTGCTGTTGCTGCTGTTGATGTTTGTATGAGTTTTGACCTTGTGAGTGTAAATTGTTTTGATTGTAAGCATTTGAATTATTTTGTTGATAATTTTGTGCATTTTGTTGTTGTCCTTGCTGATAATTATTTTTATCATTAGTATCATCTGATTTTCTATCAATGAAACTAAACCCATTCATTTTTATAGATACCTTGCTGTGTTTTTGACCATCTTTTTCCCATTGCTGAAAATCAAGTGATCCATCTATTAAAATTCTACTTCCTTTTCTAAAATACTGATTTATTGTCTCTGCTTGTTTTCCAAAAACTGAAACATCAAAGAAGTGAGCTTTTTCTTTTACTTGTCCTTGTTGATCTTTCCATTTATCGTTATATGCAATTCCAAAATTTGCTACTGCACTTCCACTTTGAGAGTATCTCAACTCTATGTCTCTTGTTATTGTTCCTAAAATTTGTACTTTATTCATCGTTTACCTCTCTGTTAGGAAAGTCTGGAACTACTATTCCTTTTTGTGCAAATGCTTTCACAATTGCATCTATTATGTTCTCAAACTCATCTTTTTTTAACTTTGTTGTGCTGTTTTTATTGTAGAGTTGTTTGACTACTGGCTTAAATATATTTTCTTTGACTTTGCTCATACTCCATTGTGTTTCCATCTTTAAAACATCTGTCACATAAAGACCACTATCATTGAGTTGATTTGCTATTAGATCGCACCACTTATGAAGTGCTTTGTTTTGTTGAAGTGTCCTCGTGTCTATATTTTTTATGTCAATCTCATAAATAGCTCCATCTTGCAACTTTTTCAACAATTCAAAGTCTTCATCGCTGTATGGTATTAGATGTCCTCTAATTAGCTTTAGAGTTATTTTCATTGATTGTAAACTCTTGTATCATATTGTCAAGTTGTTCTTTGTTTTGCAGAAGCTCTTTTGCTTGTTTAGCTTGAATCATAAAGTGACTTGAGAACTTTTTAGCATTAATATTTCTTTCTTTTAGATATCCTCCAAGTGTCTCTATTTTTTTATTTGGCTCATCATTTTGTGTTGTTACATCAGGATCTCGATTATCGTCAATTGCGAGTAGCCCATTCATGGCACTTTTTCTACTATAACTAGAAGTTGCAACTGTTATCTGTGATTCATCCATTCCTTTTCTACTTAGTGGCTCTCGTGCCATTGCAAATACTTCAACACTTTCTCCACTTTTAACATCAATTATTGAAGCAGTTGTTTTGTTGTAAACTCTCTCTCCAATCTGAACTATTTCATCACTTAACTTTGTGCAACAGTCATATTTTTTTAGAAGTGGCTTTATTGATTTTTGTATGTCCTCAAGTGATCTGTATGAATATTTTCCAAAGTTGTTATATTGATTTTTATTTGCTTTCAATTCAAATTGAATGCAACTTAGCTTTTCATAGATATTCACGACACTTTCCTTTTGTTTATTTTTACACCGCTTTTTATATTGTTTATTGATTCTTCTTCGTGTGCAAAACCTTTTTCTAAAAGTTCTTTATCTGTAATATCTCTTACAATTTTTGTTCTAATACTAACACTCTCTTTTTTTGTTGTAATACTTGAACAATGGATTCCTTTTAGTTTTTCTATACCATTAGATTCCATCCATTCAAATACTTTTGACTCTGTTTCTTTTTCAAGTTCAATCATTGACTTTATAGCTTCGTCAAGTTCTTTCTTGTATTGCTTATATTGTTCAATCTTGTTTTTTTGTCCTTGAATACCAAGTGCTATGTAATCAGCTATGCTTTCTTCTACTGGCATATTGTTTGATTTGTAATGCTCAACTTTTAAATCAAGTAATGCACTTACATCTTGATCTGTTTCTACTGCTGTTTCAAGTCGTGTTGTTATTCTTTTTTCTAAGTTTTTCATCTATTTCTCCATATTTTATATTTAACAATTGTTGATGATGACCATATTTTAAATTTCAATTTTGCTATTTTATACTCAAACACAAAATAGTTATAAACTCTCAATAAATGAAATCTTATTTTTCCAATATATAGAGTGTATTTTATTTTAAGATATGTTTTGTTTGTAAGTAGTTTTAAGTTCATCTCATCAACCTTATCATTTCTAAATCTAACTTCATAGAATTTAAGTGTCTGATATGCATCTTGCACTCTCTTATTATTGAACTCATAAGAACTCTTTACTGTCAATGACCATATAAAAAGCTATGCAAACAAGCGAACTTAATGCAACAATCATTGCTAAATCGTTATAACTTAACATTTCGCTAATCATCACTTTCTCCATAACACAAATTGATAGATTTGAAAATATGCTCTTTCCACTTGTTCCACCATTCTAAAGCATAGTCATCTAACTTTGATATTTCATCGTCAGTAAAGTTTTTCCATTCTTTAATTGTATGTTGTTGGCAACCTATACACAGTAATCTATTATTGAAACCTATTTCATAAGTGTCTAACTGCATAGAGTGCCACTCTCTCATATTTCCTATTTTGTATTGATGCTTACTAATGCTAAAGTCGGCAGAGCTAAAGTTTGCACCTCTAAAGTCGGCAGAGCTAAAGTTTGCACCTCTAAAGTGTGCATATCTAAAGTTTGCACCTCTAAAGTCTACATCTCTAAAGTCTACATCTCTAAAGTCTACACCTCTAAAGTCTGCACCTCTAAAGTCTGCACCTCTAAAGTTTGCACCTCTAAAGTTTGCACCTCTAAAGTCGGCAGAGCTAAAGTTTGCACCTCTAAAGTGTGCATATCTAAAGTTTGCACCTCTAAAGTTTGCACCTCTAAAGTGTGCATATCTAAAGTCTACATCTCTAAAGTCTACATCTCTAAAGTCTACACCTCTAAAGTCTGCACCTCTAAAGTCTGCACCTCTAAAGTTTGCACCTCTAAAGTCGGCAGAGCTAAAGTTTGCACCTCTAAAGTCGGCAGAGCTAAAGTTTGCTCTATAAAAAGAAACATTAGCTTTTAATGCACCTTTTAACAATTCTCCCCAAGAGTTACACTCTAACTCAAATATAACCTCTTTAGTATCCCATCTTTTTAATTGCACTTTTTATCTCCTTTAAAATCAAGTTCCCAAGCAAGAGCAGCATTTGACTCTGTGTAAGCTTTTCTCAACTTTTGTCTATCGTTTTTCACTATTACTTTTTTGATTCCTGATGTTTTACGATATAATTTCGTCATTCACATTCCTTTTAGTGTGTTTTATTTGAGAGTGGTCGGACACTCTCTGAACTTTTTAAAAGCTCAATCAACAAGTCAATGCACATATCTATAAAGCATTAGTGAATTAAAGTCTTTTTCTAAAAATTATTTTAAATTTGTTTTTATTTAGATGTTTCGACTTGTTGATTGAGATTTTAAACAATAACCTCGCTTGATAGGCTAATGTTGGTATTTTTTAACAAAGAGTTATCCTGCGAACTCTATCAATAAATCAAATAGCAAGTTAGCGAGACTTTACTCCGTTATGGAACACTCGCACCTCATTCTTCATTGTCGATACTTGCTATACTCAAACAGTTAAACTGCTCAATAAAGCCACTCGTGAGTGACTCTATGAGAGGTTTATGCTACTTCTTTAAAATGCTCTAGTATTTTATTTCCTACTTCTAATTGACCTAATCCAGTTATTTTAAGTTGTGTATATTCTCTATTTCCTTTTGGTGTTGCCATTGTTATAGGTATGAGTGAAAAATAGTTTGTTGCATATTTTGCATATGGTTGAAGTTTGTTCTTTTTGTCTCTGTATATAAACTTCTTCTCTATTAAGAACTGAATCACTTTTCTCTCTCCAACCTTAAGACCTTCATCACTTTTAAGTGTGTTGATCCATTCTCTAATGCTTATTGGGTTGATGCTTCCCACAACTGCTTCTGCATATGATACTTTTGGTTTGTCTATCTCAACTTTGTGCTGTAAAACAAGAACTTCATCTTTTAATTCTCCTATAACTTTTACATTTTGCTCAAGAAGTTGTTCTATTGTGAGTGGTTTGTTTGATTGTTTCTCTAACTGTATAAAATACTTACGAGTTTCTTTACCTTTTTTAGTGTTTGAAACCATACATAACTCTTTTGCCATATCTAGTGTTACAATGTAATCAGTTTGAGTAGCCTTTCCATTAACAAATTTGTGAGTCGTAAAATCTTCATCTTTCTCAAAGTCGTATTTTTCGATAGCTCTCTGAATCCACATTGAGTATGGAGTCTCAACTTCAAGATACTCATAAATTTCTCTACTATTTACAGAGTTTGTCTCAACCCCATTGATTTCAGTTACATTAACTGCTATAATTTCTTGATTCATTGGATTTATTCCTTTAATATTTTGCAGATTGTTCGTGCAATCTGTCAATTTTTGATTACCATTCCAGATAACACATTTCTTATTTTTAAAACTTTATCAAAAGACATAGTACAAAAACGAGAAACTTTTAAATTTATGCTACTTTTTCGTCTTCTAATATATAACCCATTGATTTTAGTTTTTTATATGCCTTAAAAGAAGCACTGTTCTCTCTAAAAGATTTAGTTGTCTTTTTCTTTAGTCCGCTATAAA